TACTGGCTTGTCAGCTGGGAATGGACTTGTTGGAGACGGTTTTGGCGGCGGCGGTGGCGGCGGAACAGGCAACTATCTTATCACGAATACCAACGATAAGATGATCACAAACACTGGCGCTAAACTCATTTGGGGGTGATAAATGGCCGATACAAGGATTATGGACCTTACGACTACTATCACCAGTTTTGCAACGGGTGATTACATAGTCGTTGACAGGGTTGCGGGGACTGTAAAGTATGATGCTTCGGCCTTGGTTAGTCAGACCGATGGCCTTGCAGTGTCTCTTTCGGACCCAAATGGCGTCATTATTTTGGCGGCACAAACCCAACCAGCTGCAGGCAAAGCTCTTTCATTGGACTTGAATGGTTCTCCGGTCGCAGGGCCTTCAATGACTTCTGTCCAGAACGTTCCGATTACTCTGGTGATCGATGGCGGTGGTTCACCTATTACTACTGGGATTAAGTTCAGTTTATTTATGCCATGGGCTTGCACGATCACCCGTGTTACTCTTTTGGCAGATGTGTCTGGTTCGATTGTTTTGGACATCTGGAAAGACACGTATGGCTCTTATCCGCCGACTGTTGCAGATACTATTACTGCCTCGGCTAAGCCAACTCTTTCGTCTGCCCTTACATACCAAGATTCTACTTTGACAGGTTGGACAAAGAACATTGCTGCTCTTGATACTCTTAGGTTTAAAGTGGACAGCGCTTCAACTCTCACCCAAGTCACTGTTGTTCTGGAAGTGGCCCTGACATGAACATTCCCCTTTATTGGCAGGCGGGGTCTGATCGTATTACTCTTATCAAGGGTGGTACGATTATGAAAGTCCCTGTACAACGTACTCCGGCTTTCAATCTTTACGAGTTTGCAGCAACTGGGACTCCCGGCTTGCTTATTGCAAACTGGACTACCAATTTGGCCAATGGGACAATTAAATACTTGATGACATCCTCCCCCGGTGGGAAGGTGAGGGCTGACCTTGTTGACTATGTTGATGTGCAGGTGGGTAATACTCACGCTACAAAAACAGGTCTTGCGGCTAACACCACTTTTACGCTTCTGTGGTACTATGAGGACATTAAAGGGGTTACTACTCCTACTACAGGGTATTACACTTTCGGTACTACAGCCACCACTCCTAATGCTCTTTTACCGCCTACTGCTATTTCTCCTGTTAGCGTTCCTCTACTGGAATCTCAGCCTATCAATCAGAACGTCGCTAATTTCATAGCCGATCAAAGTGGTTGTTCTTTCACGAAAATTCTTGACACTTCCAACGTTTTTACAGTAACTACGTCAGGTGGTTTGTCTCTTTCATCTTCTGTGCTGGCAATTAACAGTCCATATTCGCTTACTGTTAGAGCTACTAATTCTTCGGGGTCATTTGACCAGATAGTTAGTGTTCCAGTCACTGCCCCGCCTTCCTCAAGTCTTGTTGCAGACGCCACCTTTACGACTCAAGCTGGCGCTCTAGCAATCCTCGATAGTTGGATAGCGGACCCAGTAGGAACCACTCCGCCCGGAAAAACTCCGTATCAACAACGTGTTTTGCAGCTAACCGTTCCTCTTACCAGCTTGACTATTGCTAATAGAAACGCTCCTATGCCAGTGGTGATTCGGTCCATTGGCCCTTATACTGATGGTACCGTTTACCCTTTCAAATGCGGGACTGGGTGTGATATCACCAATACCGTTAGTATGACGGGTTGTACGAACATCACGATGTATGGGTTTGCGGCTAGAGCTTTTGTTTCCACTGGGAACACGGGCTGTTATTGGTCGCGTAATGCGATTCAAGCGAACATACTTGCAGGGGTGGCTCCAACTGTTGTAGGCGCTCTTACAAATGGCACAAATAACGCGTATTTGGACAACTTAATTGTTGGGTTCAAGACGCAGTGTTTCGGTCTAACTGGCTCGGCCACTAGTGGCATCCGGTTTGAGAACAATGTGTTGGACGTTTGCTCAGAGGATTTGATGAAAGCCTCTGGCATCGGAACGGCCACAAACATTACAGTTCGGCGTAACTGGTTTGGAAGAACTATAATTATCGCTGCAGGCGCTCACTGTGATTTGTTCCAAAGCCATCAAGGCACTTGGAGCAATGTTGACTGGTGGGGTAACGTTGCCATGTTGGGCACCATTTCAGGTGGCAATGACAACATATCTGGTGCCATGTTTCTTTCGAACACAAACTACTCTGATGGGTGGAGTGTTAAAGAAAACATTTACTCCATCAATTGCCAAAATGCCATTCAGTTTGCTACTGGTACAAATGGTACTGCGCGAAATAACACGATCTTCTACCGTAATACTGGCCCTATAGGTTCTCCGCAATACGGTCTTTCAGCGCAAATCCAAGGCGCTTGGTCTGATGTGGACTACAACATTGTTGCGGCCAAGAACACTACAAATCCAACGAACCCCGGCCCCAATGGTCAATTGATGGTTACTGGAAGCGTTGAAAATGGGTCAATTCCCAATTTTGCCAGTTACGCTCCTTGGTTTGATGGTGTTCCGACTGACACTAACTACATAGATCAAATCAAGCCCAAAGTAGGGGCAGCTACTCACTGGGCTTTTGCAGGTCCTCAACTTGGAGCTTCTTCACGTTCCCAAGAAATTTGGGTAGGCAAAGTGGTTCCGGGTTCTGTAGGTTGGCCAGTTGCTGGGTATTGGCACAGGACACACGACCCATTAAACACCATTGGGACTAGCTGGACTGGAATGTACGACGCAGATGGGAACAACGTCTAATGTTTATAGTCATGCAAACAAGGCCACCGGCCTACACTCCGCCTGTTATCTTCCCCCACGTTCTAGTTAACGAAGCGGGGTCGACAACTATTACTTCAATGAATGCCCTGAGGGTTAGTATCAACCTCGGCGCTTGGCAGACCCTATCCGCTGCTGGCCTCACTATTTCCGTAGTGTCAGGAGACTTGGTGGTGGCGGGTTTTACTGGCTCCGAGACGTCTATCAGGTTCCATTTCGAGCAACAACAAACAGGTGAGCCTTATTCCGCTCAAGACACTGTTGGAACAGCCAATACCACGGGTACTTCCATCAGCTCAATTTACGTTCAGCATGCGACGGGTCCTAAACCCGCGCTTACCCTTCTCCCCGGTATCCCAATTGTGGACACCCTTGCAAGCGCCCCGGTGACAGCAGTATGAGCATTTATATTTCAGAATCGAATGCATCGGTTCAAGGAAACGCAGGAGCGACAGCTATTGTGTTTCCAGCGGGAGCATCCGCAAAGGCTGCAAACCTTGGCATTGTTACTGGTGTTTTCATTCGTCAGCCTTTGAATGGGTATCAAAACAATGTTACATACAACATTCTCACAAGGGGTACAGGAGGCACCAGCGGGAATGATGGATACATACGCATCAACCAAAATGCGGGGACGCTAACAGCTAACTTGCGTGTTGGTGGTACCCAAATTCTTCCTGTAGCAACTCTCACAGGTCTTCCGTCAAACTCCGATCTTCTTATTATGATCATTGCAACTGCTGCTAACGTACACCTTGTTGCCTGTGTTCCGGGTTCCGCGCCTCTTGTAAATACAACGGCTACTACAGCTGTGTACACTTCGAATTTTGGTGGTACTGATCTTTGGAGTAGAATCAGCGCGGGGAACAGTGTATCATATGGGCATTATGGGCCTGTGGAAGAAGCGTTCTATCTTACTGGCCTATTCCCTGAATCTGGGGGCGTTCCTGACACTACACTTATCCAAAACATTGCCAATGGCACTCAGAGCCTCGCAACTCTTGACACTCAGCTTACATCAGGTGTTAAGAAATGGCGATATCGCATGCTTTTGCAGGATGATTTGGCCGATGCTTACGGCATTGCAGGCAACTTGACTTTTACAGGCACTACGGTCGATAAGTTTATGCTGTCTTCCGGTCCCATTCGTCCTTCTTTCTTGACACCTGCTGTGGCTCTACCGATGGCCTCTCAAGTGATTTTTGGAACAGTAGGAGATACTGCTACCGCTCTGGCTGATATAAGAAGCGGGGGCGGCACTTATGCAGGGATTACACCTGCGGCAATCCACGCAAGACTACGAAAAGAAGACGGTACTGTTATCAAGGCTTTTCAAGTGATCGATCCCGCTCCTACTGGAGGCACTTTCACAAGTGGCACTTTTGCTTCTGTGCCTATGACTGCGGGATGGCTGACTTGTGATTTCAAAGCTGTGGATGGCGGTGGTGCGCAACTTGGGGATATTGTGTCCACCCATGCTTGGAAAGGTTCCGGGTTTTCTGCGCTTAGCGAGCATCAGTCGCAAGGGTTTTTCTTATTCGCAACAGGCAATGGCCAAGCCAATCCTGACAACATGCGGGCTTGCATAACTTTCCTAGACGCTGGCGGCACCCCATGGCGTCAAAAACGCCTAAGCCCATTAAATGCGAATGGCCGCGTTGCTCGTGGCATGAAACAAGCGTGTATCGAAATAAATACTCTGTTCCCCGGTGTTCCGATAAGTTTTTCCACTGTGGGTGTTAGCGGGTATTCCTTGTATGAATGGGTTACCCCCGGTGTATGGTCTGGCACTTGGGCTTCTTTTAAAAATCTCATTAATGTAATACAGCCGTATGTTCTTTACCCTATGGGACACTCAAACCCCACAGCCAACTACGAAACGGTCCTTGGTTCTATGCTGACTCAGGCTGCTTCTACCGTGGGGACTCCTCTTGCTAATTTACATGCAGGAACACATCGTTATGCTGGCGCAGGCACTTCGGCGAGCTATACTGATTCTCAAAACGCTAGAAATGGTATCCGATTAAGGGTTATGGCTAACCCCGGAACCGACTTTTTTGCGTCTCACCCCCAAGTTGTTAAAGCGGACAGCAATGACATCAGCCCTCACCCGATGGATGCCGATGTGGGTCAAGGACGCGCTGGTGCTTTGTACGCATGGGGCTTAATGATGTGGTGCAGAGCAGTTGAAGACACCCCGCTCATGATCACCAGTGCTGTTAAACAATCTGGTGGTACTCAAGTAAAACTGGTACTTGGCAAGGTGAATTAATGTATTTGTCCTTACCCACGCCTGATACAGTCGAAGCTCTATCTAAGTACAAAATAATAGAATGCGGAGCAGGCAAAGGAACTTGGCTCCGTATTCTCAGGGATGAAGGTATAGACGCTATTGGCGTAGACCCTGATCCGGGGGAAGGGGTGTCTATAGGCGACCACCGATACTTATGGTGTTATGCTGATAGGACACTTCTTCTTATCGTTTGGCCCCCCGATGGCACAGACATTAGTAAATGGATAGAAATGTGGGGAGGGGATACCGTCGCAATTTGTGGGTGTTTGCAAAGGTTCAAATGCCCTGAAATTGCCGTAGAATATCACGAAATTCTTGCAGCAGGACGCAAGGGGAATAGCGAGTTTATTCTCGGGAAGGTTGTAAAATGACCACCACAGGAACCTACAATTTTAATCCCAACCTCGGGGAAATAGTTCTATACGCCTTCAATATGGCAGGCATTAGAACCACTTCAATTCTTCAAGAGCACATGGAATCCGCCAAAATGGCGACCAACATGATGTTGGCTCGTTGGTCAAACAAAGGCGTTAACTTGTGGAAGGTTGATTTAGTCACAGAACCTATAATTGCTGGCCAATCAACTTACAATGTCGATCCTTCCACTATCATGATACTTGATGCGTATATGTCTCTAGATAACGGCTCAGGGGCCACTACGGATAGGATCATTCTCCCAGTAAGTAGGGGGGACTACGCATCATACCCAAATAAATCAATACAGGGTACCACTACTGTTTTTTGGTTTGATCGTCTCATTTCGCCCACTATCACTTTATGGCCTGTCCCTGATGGGGTGTCTGCGCAATTTCTGAAGTATTATCGAGTGACACGCATTCAAGACGCAAGTCTCAAAAAAGCTCAGACTGTTGATATTCCTTACCGTTGGCTTGAAGCTTTTGCGGATGGATTAGCTTATCGTCTGGCAAAAATTTGGACCCCTGCTGCTGCCCCGGCTCTTGCCGCTGTGGCACAAGAAAGTTTTGACGTGGCTGCTGAACAGGACACTGAGAATGTACCGTTCTTTGTATCTCCTATGATTGGGGGGTATTACAGAACATGAGCTATGCTTCTAGAGCTGGACGCGCTAAGACTTCATCTGCAAACCCTAGGGCGCATGCTATTTGTGATAGGTGTGGTTTCCGATACAATCACGATGATCTTACGTGGCAAACAGATTGGGCCGGAACGTCTCAAGTAAATAAACGTCTTTTGGTTTGCAAGCCTTGTTTAGATAAACCGCAACAACAACTGCGGGCCATACGCATTCCCGCCGATCCTGTACCTATCAGCAACCCAAGACCTCAAGATTTCTCTGATACTTGAAGTCTTAAAGAAAGAACCCCACCATGCCCGGTTATAACTATGCCACGTATGTCAATCAAATAGCTTTGTTGGCTGTTGTGGACCCGGCTGATCCTAACTTTGTCTCTAATATCCCCTCAATGATTGAATATGCGGAACTGCGTATTCTAAGGGACTTGGACCTTTTGGTGGTTTCAGGAAGCATTGAAGGGTATTTTTTGACCGTAGGAAGTAGACAAATCACCATTCCAATGGGAGCCATGGTGGTAAGTGAGCAAATAAACGTTATTACCCCGTACCCGGTCAGTGATCCAGAGTTAGGGGTTAGAAATCCTATGACACCAACTACAAAAGAATACCTAGACATGGTGTATGGTGATTCTTCTGTCACTGGGCTTCCAGAGTATTACGTACCATTCAACGACAATTTGTTTTTAGTTGGGCCATTTCCTGATGCCAATTACTACGTAGAAATCATAGGGACTGTTCGTCCCCAGTCTCTTTCAGTTTCCAACCCTACTACGTTTATAAGCCAGTATCTACCGGACCTATTCACCATGGCTTCTATGATATATGTCTCAGGGTACCAGCGGAATTTTGGGCGACAAAGTGACGATCCCCAAATGGCGCAAAGCTATGAACAGCAGTATAAGATACTTCTTGAGGGCGCTGTCAAGGAAGAAGTCCGCAAGAAATACGAATCAGTTGGATGGTCTTCGATGGACCCATCCCCACTTGCAACCCCAACCCGTGGGTAATAAATGCCACATTCCGCTTTACAACTTCGCCCCGGCGTTGACGTAAATAGAACAATAACTGACAATCAAGGGGCTATTTCTATCAGCAACTTGGTTCGTTTTATCCCAGATTCTGCAACAGGAACTGGCATTGTTCAGAAATTGGGGGGGTGGACTAAATTCTTCCCAATTGCCATTAGCAATCCTATTAGAGTTATGTGGCCTTGGCAGGACCTTAGGGCTGTAGCCAGATTGGCAGTAGGCACGGAAACTACTTTACAGCTCATAACTGGTTCTAATTTGACAAACATTACCCCACAGGTGTATGACATTAATTTGGCTGTGTCCTTCACGACCACCGCTGGTTCTCCAAATGTATATATAACAGATGTGGGAAGCAATATAAATGATAGAAACCAAGTATTTATCCAAACCCCTGTAAGCGTTGGCGGCATTGTTTTGCAGGGTCTTTACCAAACTTACTTCAATTCCCCAGACGATTATTATATAATTGCTAGAGACATCCTCGGTGCTCCAGTAAACGCTGTATCCAGCGTAGCCAATGGTGGTGCTGTACCGTCTTTTACGACAACGCTGGCTTCAAACACAGTTGCTGTTACGCTAAACAATCATGGATTGGCGGTTGGCTCCACTTTCACCGTATTAGTTCCTACTACTGTGGGAGGGGTTTCACTGTACGGAGACTATATAGTTATTTCTGTGACCTCTGGGGATGCTTTTAAAATACTGGCGGGCAGTGTGGCTACTTCTGTGGCTACTGTGAGTGAAAACGGGGGGCAGGCTCGTCTTAAGTATTTCATAGGTTCCGGTCTTCTCCCCACTTCTACAGGTTATGGGATTGGTGGATACGGAGCAGGCGGATACGGAACAGGCGTAGGACTGGCAATAGGAAGAACTGCCACAACTACTGCTGTAAGTGCAGTTGGGACTACTGCTACAGTTACTTTTAACCGCGATTTGTATGTTCCACCCGGATCAACAATCACAATTACAGGTGTAACCCCTACTGGTTTCAATGGGTCGTGGGTGGTTACTGCCGCTACACGAGGGGCTACTAGCACTGTTTCGTTTGTAACGCCAACAGCGTTGTCAGGCCCACAAACAGTGGCAGGAACTATCACTATCACTAGATGGTATTTCCCTCCTGATGGGGACCTAGACCTTGATGATTGGTGTCTTGACAACTGGGGTGAAGACTTAATTGCATGCAGGCAAGATGGCCCAATTTTTGACTGGAGTCCTTCGTCTGGCTCATCGTATGCTGAATTGCTCCCCAACAGCCCCATAGTTAATGCTGGTGCTTTTGTGTCTATGCCTCAAAGACAGATTGTGGCTTACGGCTCTTCTTTCACAGGCATTCAGGACCCTCTTTTGGTACGCTGGTGCGACATCAGCAATTTTTCCTCTTGGATTGGGACCCCTACTAATCAAGCAGGGTCTTACCGTATTCCAAAAGGGTCTAAGATTATAGGTGGTATTCAAGCGCCACAACAAGGCTTGATATGGACCGATGTCGACTTGTGGGCTATGCAATACATTGGTCTGCCCTATGTGTATTCTTTTAACGAAGTAGGCACAGGGTGCGGACTGGTGGACCACAAGGCTGTAGCCGTTCTAAGCGAAAAAGTATACTGGATGAGTCAGAGCCAGTTTTTCGTGTACGAAGGGGGTGCAGTACGTCCGCTCCTTTGCCCCGTATGGGACGTAGTGTTCCAGAACATCGACGCTAGCAATTACCAAGCAGTAAGGGCAGGGGCCAATTCTCGGTTCAATGAGGTGACTTGGTACTTCCCCACTATGGGTTCTAATGGGCGTCCTACTAAGTATGTTAAGTACAATACTATTCTTGATTGTTGGGACTATGGAGATTTAACGCGTACTGCTTGGGTGGATCAGAGTGTGTTAGGTGCTCCTCTTGGTTCGGACGATTTAGGGTATATTTATCAGCATGAAACATCTGCTGATGCCGATGGACAGCCCATAGATTCATCCTTTCAAACTGGGTATTTTGCCCTAGATGAAGGGGATATGTTGATGTTTGTCGACCAAGTATGGATGGATATGAAATGGGGGTACTTTGGCGCTGCCAATTCTGCCAACGTGTCTATCACATTTTATGTCGCTAACTACCCCGGAGAAACCCCAAAAGTGCATGGTCCTTTCACTGTAACCCAAGCTTCCACTTATGTAACACCTAGGTTCAGGGGCCGCTTAGTCTCAGTGAAAATTTCGAGCAATGACGTAGGATCATTCTGGAGACTTGGCAGAATCCGATATAAGGTACAATCTGATGGGAAATCCCCATGAACACCATTGATTTTTTAACTACAGCCAAAAACCTAGTTACAGCCGTCAACCAACTTGGACAGACATATTTGTCTGTGATGGGTAACAAGAGGTCTGCGATCATTGCTCCTACTGTCGCAACTTTAGTCACTGCCGGGACTGGAAGAATAGTGAATATAAGTGTTATGGGCGCTTCCATTACTACTATCGGAACGATTTATGATTGTTCCACGATTAGTACTTTAACCAATCCAATTGGCACTATTAAAATGTCGGCTGACGTATATAATTGGAACATACCTTTCGTGAATGGACTAGTAGTGGTTCCGGGGGCTGGAATGACAGTGGTAGTTTCATACTCTGGAGGCACTTGACGCCAAGTCTAGAGTGTGGTATACTGAGCTACAAACGGGGTGTAAGATGTCACTGCATGCTAAAAATTCAAATGCGGTGTCGGTTGCTCTTAAAATGGCGCGCAGCGCAAAAGCCCATGGTGGGCAATTGAAGCATCCCGAACACCCTAAGCACCCTCATCATCCTGATCCATACCCCGAAGTTGGGAATCCTCAGGATTTAGAAATAAAAAATGCTGCAAAAATACATAAAGGGGCCATTCATTCCCCTGTGGCTGGAAGAACTGACCATCTTCCTATGCATGTGGATTCTGGGTCTTATGTGATCCCCGCAGACATAATTTCGGCCATGGGCGAAGGCAACACTTTGGCCGGGTTCAAAATAGCGAACAGTATTTTTGAAGAAGACAGCCAAGTAAAAGGGCACCCTTACGCTTCTGGAAAAACCCCTTATGGGACGAATGAAGCAATGTACAATGCCTCTGAATTGCCTTACGGCATGAAAAAAGCCCACGGTGGGGGAACTAAGGGCGAGAGTTCGGTTCCAATCATTGCTGCTGGCGGAGAGTATGTGTTGTCCCCCAAAAGCGTCCTCAGAATTGGTAATGGCAACTTAGAATACGGACATAAAATTCTTGACAGTTTTGTTAAGAAAATGCGAGCCAAAACCATAAAAACACTACAAAAACTTCCGGGTCCCAAAAAAGGTTAATAAGATGTCAGACTTAGAAGTACGCGTGGGAACTGTTGACGATTTAGACGAAATAATGCGGCTTGCTCTACAGGCTACTGATGAAAATGCTTTCGTTAAACCTGATATCAGCAAATTGCTACATGTAATTTATCCTGCTCTGGAACGTAGGACTGGGATTGTAGGCGTCATAGGGGAACCGGGCGGAGAGGTTTTAGGCGCTGTGGTCCTTCAAGTCGGGGAAGTCTGGTACAGCTCGCACAAAGTTCTAGAAGAAAAAGCGATATACGTCGATCCTCGCCATCGGGTGTCGGCTGGGGGTCGCTCAACTCACACTATAGGTCCTGCTAGGAAGCTAGCAGAGTTTGCTAAGATGGTGTCTGAACAAATGAACATGCCCCTAGCCATTGGCGTTCTTTCCAATCACAGGACTGCTGCAAAAGTAAGGTTTTACGAGAGGATTTTCGGGGAGCCTGCTGGCGTGTATTTCCTGTACAATGCTAAGACGGGCCTCAAGGAAGAACCTGTTGATGAGTCTCAACTGGTAAAGGAGACTTAATATGGGCGGAAAAACCAGCACTACAACGTCACAGGTAAAAATTCCTCCAGAGGTATTGGCTAGGTATAATGCTGTAAACTCTCAAGCAGTTCAAGCAGCTAAAACGCCTTTTCAGATTTATTCTACAAATCCTGATTCTTTTGTGGCTCCTTTGAACAATCAACAGCAGGGGGCCATTAGCAACATTAATAATACAGCAAATTCTCACATGCCTGCGATTATGGGCGGAGAGGCATTGACGCTGGCTGGCGCTGGTTCTGCTCTTCCGTCGAATCTCGATGGCTCTGCAATTAATAAGTATCTTTCGCCCTATCTTGGCACTGTTTTGAATTCTCAATCAGCGCTTATCAACCAGAACAATCAACAGCAACAATCTGGCCAAATGGGGCAAGCAATTGCTTCTGGTGCTTTTGGTGGTGATCGTGCAGGAATTGCGGCTGCAAACTTGAATCAACAGCAAAACCTTGCCGCAGCAAACATTTATGCTAATACCCTAAATACAGGATATAACACTGCCCTTTCCACGGCGCAAGGCCAACAAGAACTTGATCTTGCTGCTAGGCAGGCTGATCTTGCTCGCTTGCAGGGGGCTGGTGGTCAACTGGCTAATATAGGGGTGGCAGGTCAACAAGCTGGATTGGCAGGGGCAGAAGCCCAACTTAATGCTGGAACCCTCGGTCAGCAAACTAGTCAGGCTGGTCTTTCTGCCCTATATAACCAATTCCAACAGCAGAAAGCTTACCCGTTCCAAGTTGCACAATTCTTGGCTGATATTGCTATGGGGACTGGCTCTCTTTCGGGCAGCACTACCACTACAACTCAGCCCGCTCCGTTCTTCTCTGACCGTCGCCTTAAGTATGACGTACGGAAAATTGGTGATGCCGACAATGGATTGCCAATTTATTCCTACAAGTACAAGAATGACCCGCATGGCCAAACCCATGTTGGCTTTATGGCGGATGAAGTCGAAGAAAAGCGCCCTGAGGCTGTTGGTGTCGCTGGGGGCTATAAAACTGTTGATTATGACCGAGCATCCCGCGCAAGTGGCGGTGGCATCGGTGGCGGCGGCTTCTACGGAATTGAGAACGGTGGTGGTTACGTACCCGAAGCTAGGTTGCCAGTTGGTCAACTTATGCTCCCGCAAATACCACAGGACCAACCCGAAGGAGGACTTCTTTCGGAACTAGGGTCTGTTGCAGGAGCAGGCACCAACATTGCTGACGGTTTCGAGAGCCTTAAGGGCCTCGCCGTGGGCAAGAAAGGCGATACACCCGAAGATGGTACTAAGGGGATTCTCGGCTATGGCGGAGAATGGGACCCTAAAAATGGGTTCTTTAGTGGAATGTCTTCTGGCGGGGTAGCCGGGTTCGATCTTCTTGATAATGACGTTAAGAACGTTGTGGACCCCAAAGGTTATGTCCCTGAAAGCAACAACAAGAGTCACGACCTCGCAGATTTGCAATCGAAAGTGAGCGTTCATCCGGGCCAAAGCACTATGGGCCAAATTGGAGAGACTGCTTCAACGCTTGGCAGCTTAGCGAAACTTGCTATGATGTTCATGAAAGATGGCGGAGTTGCACGTACTGGCCTTGCAGGCGGGGGTGCTCCTATCATTTCTGCTGCTCAGGTGAACGACCTGCTTGAAGAAGAACCTCCCGTTCTTGAGAAGAACACAGGGGTTCCCCCTTCATATCTTTCAGACTCTCTTAATGCCCCGCGTCCTCTGCCCCCAAGAACAGATGGCGGAGTTGGACTTGCGGCGGCGGAGTTGCCACCTTCTCGTATAGACCATGGAACAGGGCTGACAGTGGCTGAACTGCCGCCCCCGAGGGTGGCCTCTGAGGGTGTTTCCCCGGCCCCCGGCGCTCCAGCGCAGCCTATGCCAGCACCCCCGGCACGGCCACCTGTTTCCCCTGCTGTTGCCACCGGACTAGCCCCTGTTGCCAGCCCCACGCCCCATGCGCGCCCCGATGCCCCCGTTCCGGCCCCGGAGCCTAAATCGGCTGGTGTGGCACCGCCTATGCTTGAGCCTCCGGTAGTGAACCCGAAACCAACAAATGTGTCTGGTAACGGGTTCCAGTCTGCTGTTCAATTTACTATGAACGCAGAAGGTGGTCTTAATCCCAACGATTCTAATGGCACCCCTTCAAATTATGGTATTAACCAAGCCGCTCACCCGAACATTGATGTAACGAAAATCACACCAGATCAGGCTAAAGGTATTTATAAGACAGAATACTGGGACCCGATCGGTGGGGACGCTCTTTACGCTAAAGACCCTCAACTTGCAACTATGGTTTTTGACACTGCCGTGATGGCAGGTGTTGGTCGTGCTCGTGCTCTTCTGGAACAATCTGGCGGTGACCCTCAGAAATTTATGGTTCTCCGTACCCGATTCCTGAATGGTCTTATTGAGAAAAACCCTGCCAAGTACGGAAAGTACGCCAAATCGTGGAACAACCGCAATAACGGGCTGGCGGAAGGCTACGACATTCAGACCCATGTATCAACAATGGACGGGTCGGGTGGAACCAGTGGTTATGGAGATTCTGGCTTGGCAGGTGGGGATGGCCCCCACGGTATGGGTGATTTTTGGCAAGGTCTGAAACACGGCAATGCCAATTCCATCTTGCCTTTCCTTGTGGGTCTAGGGGACATGGCTTCTTCCAACAGCCGTTACCTCGGTTCTGCCATTCTGCAAGGAATTGGCGGCGGCGCTAAGGCTTACATGGAACGTCAAAAAGACATGGCCAATCTTTCGAATGTTCAAGCACACACCGGCCTCGTTGGCGAACAAGCGGCTCAAACGGAATCTGTCACCCAAGGCATCCTCACGGACAACCTGCAGAAAGCGACCACCACCATTCCGGGTATCGGCCCTGCAGTCTACGTCTTGGACCCGACTACCAAATCTGTCGTTATCATGCCTCTTTCGCGCTACCAATCCTTGCCTGAGGGCCAAAAGCCTCAGCTGATCAACTCGTCGGCTTATGTAGCAGGCACACCGCCCACGGGTGGCACCACGGACGGCGGAGTCCCTCCGCCCGTGCCAGTGGCCGATTCAGGTCCGACTCCCGGCACGGACGCGGCACCCGTCACGGGCGGTGCTACTATAGCCACCCCAGCCCCGGCCCCAGTCACGCCCCTAGAAGGTGTGGTATTTGGTGACGTAGGAACTGCAGCGGCCATGGCGGATTCCATTGGCGCACATGGCGAAGATACCACTGCTTCTGCTGCGAACGCGCAAAAGGTGTACACTGATATCACCGGACAAGCAGACGTTGCTCGTCGACAAGAACCCTATACGAAAGAACTAGCAACTTCAATCGGGGCTACTGCAACTGGTGTTGGCGCTGCGGGTTCCGGTTTTAGTGCGTTTTCTTCGGCTGACAGCATCTTCAACACTATAGCGCGTTCTCTTGGCCTTGCAGGTCCGGGGGATTCGTATTTTGGCGATGTAGCGACCGCTGGCCAGATCGCGCAGAAAATTCAAACTATGCAAGCGGCCATGACGTCGCAAGGTTTCGGGCAGGACAGTGTTAACGCTCTTAGCCAGTTTGCGAATGCCACTCCGAACCTGACGATGACGCCCCTTGCTTCTGCCACGTTGACTGCCCAAATTCTCGCGGATCAACAACGTCTCATTGACCGTGGTGCGTACGCAAGTCACTATCGTGGAGCTAACCCTACTTCTTCTTTCACTGGGTTCGATCAGGCATTTGCTCAAGAAAACCCGCAAGAAAAATATATCCGGGAACGTACGGAACTGCAATACCTCATGTTGGGCCTAAGTCCCAAAGGAGAACCGTTACCCGGCAAGAATGCTTTCCCTATCATCGCAAGTGGGAAGGCTCCTATCGAGCAAGCACGAGAAGCCTTAAAGGCAATGGGCTATAGCCCTGATCTAGTCCGTTATTTCTACGGAGGGTCGAACTAATGGCTGAAACCAACCTGTTCGCTGGCACAACTTTAGACCCAACGCTGTCGCAGACACATAACCCTGTAACAGAACCAACTTCTCCAGAAGTCGGGAAATCTATGGCCCCACCAGCAGAGAATTTTTTCACTGGGACCACTTTGGACCCTAATTATTCTGCTACAATTCAACAGCCTAAAACCGAAACAACACCCGCTGCTCCGCCTGAGCCTGAACCAGATTACGGCGCAATGCCTTGGTCCGAAGTAGGGTCAAGGGCTGTTAAAAACATTGTCCCTAGCACCGTTGGCCAAGTGAAAAACATATGGTCAGCAGTTACTCACCCTAAAGAAACAGGGAATGCTCTCCTTACTTTAGGTAAAGGAGCAGCCGGGAAAACTGGGGATTTCCTCGTTCGACAATTCGGTGGTGAACCGAAAAAATGGGAAGACAAGGAACAGTCTATCGCAGCTCTTGACAGCGTTCTTGGTCACTACAAGGACACTTATGGCAGTAAAGAGGGTTTTAAGAAAACCCTCGCCACAGACCCTGCTACAATTGGTATGGACGTTGCTTCCTTGGCTCCCGTAGTAGGTGGCGGTCTTAAAGCAGCAGGTGCGGGGGAAACTGCAGCACAGGTAGCGTCTAAAGCTGTTGGTCTAGTCGATCCCGTTCAACTTTCGCTTAATGCGGCAAAGTCTGTTGTCAAAGCCCCTGTAGCTGCTCTTGGTGCAGCGTCCCCTATTGTTCAAGGCGCGGCCACAGGGGTTCCGAGTTATTTGTTGCGTACTGCTCGGGATATAGGACTCAGCACTGACAAGATGGGTCGTGAAGTTTTCAATCAATTCATAAAAGGCAAGGGGGACTTTGGTCAAATAGTAGACAGTGCTGACCAAGCAGTTGCTGAGCTTAAAAATGTTGCAGTTCAAAACTATTTGGCTGACATCAATAATTATAGAAAATCTACTCAACAACTTCCCATGGACACTCTAATGGATCCGGTGTCTGGTGCGCCTGTGGGTCCTCTCAAAGAACTTATGGACTACGTAAACCAATCAGGGAACACCACCCGTTTTGTGCAGGGCAAGGACATCGCTCAAAACGCCTATGACCAAATTTTAGACACAGTAACCAACTCACACCCTTCGTCCCGCACTTTCGTGGACCTAGACAATCTGAAACGTTCTCTGCAAGATTTGGCTGAACATACTAATAATTTTTCGCTTAAAGGTAAAATTAGTTCTGTTGCGGACCATGTTAAAAAGATGGTTGTGTCAATAGCTCCTGAGTATGAAAAAACCATGAGCGATTTTCAAAATTGGTCGGCTACTCTTAGGGATTTCCGGTCTACTCTCGGCGCTAGCAACAATAAAATGGCTGACACCACTAAGTTGGCTAAAATGTTGCGCGCGGTAAAAACAGGCAAAGGTCGCGATCTTCTTGCTGATTTGTCCAAAACCAACGCTGGCAGGTACATACCAAATATGTTAGCTGGCGTAGCGGCTAACCCTATTACTCCGCCAATGCTTCGTGGGGTTATGGAAACTGGTCTGATTGGCGCAGGGGCTTATTTTGCGCACCCCGGTGCTTTGCCTGCTTTAGCTACTGCCGCCATTAACACGTCTCCCCGCGTAGCTGGTAATAGTCAATACTTAGCTGGAGCTTTTCGTCGCAATTTCGGGAATCCAGCTGGCACGTTGGTGGATGCCGCTACTTCACAACCTCTCACCTATGGTGCCGCTGTTCTAGGCGAAGAACAGGACAAAGAAAATAGAGAAGGCAGAGCTAGGGGTGGTGCAGTTGACCACGAAGCAGCGGCAGAAGCATTGGTGCGCGCAGCACATGCAGCGAAATCTAACATCTCCAAAACCACAGAGTCGCTTCTTAAGACGCCTGACGAACACATAGTCAAGGCTCTTAACATAGCCAACAAATATTCGTGAGGTAAAAATGGTAGTAACTACACAAAACAAGGGTCTGGAGCAACAGCCTCACAATAACCCAAATTGGGACACACCAAACAACGCAAATTTTGACATCATCGATGCTGCTTTAGGCGGTCTGACGCTTATAAACGTTACAGCTGTGGGGACTGGTCCGACTGCTCTTACTCAGGCCCAGTATAAAAACATGTGTCTGTCTTTTTCAGGGGTATTGAGCAACAACGTAAACTATCAACTCCCTAATTTGGTGCAGGGTCAGTGGTTCATAAAAAACAACACTACTGGGGCATTCAATTTAGTAATTTCCTCGGGTGGAGGTGGCTCTAGCGTAACTTTGGCGCAAGGCGTGAATTACAGTCTTTATTGTGATGGCACAGGCGTGACATACATGAATGTTGTGGGGTCTTTTGCAAAAGCTGTTACGGATTGGGACCAAGCTTCGCTGTACAGAAACACCTACCTATCGGGAGACGTCGCCACGTCCCTTCTTCCTACAGGCTATGAAGGTCAGACAGGTGGGGTAGGTAGGGCTGGAGTAGGGGTGTATTATTCTGCCGATGCCACTAATGGCGTTTGCGTCGTACACGCGTACCCCGGAAACAACAGATGGCAACGCATGTACATTGCTGGTGTCTGGTCGACGTGGACCAAACTCCCCAATTACAACGAAGTTGTCCGCAGGGATTTCAGGTTAACTGGAAACGCAAATACGGCTGTAAGCGGGGCAACGGTTCCCGGTGCGGACTTTTATTTGATTGATACAGGAAGCACCAACATCCCTACATGGGCGAGTGTTGGCGACATGCTTCTTAGTTACAATCAAGACAACAGTAATGGCACACAATTGGTGATGTCTCGTACGGGTAAAGCCGCTATACGTGGGGTCCTCGCCAACGTATGGTCAAGCTGGACAGATGTGCAAAATTTTGCACGGTTTGAAAGCGCACAAACGGCATACACTAATGATTCTTCTGGGTCAATTGCCCATGGACTTGGCGCAGTACCGAGAAATCTTAGTGGGTACTTGGTGTGTTTAACTGCTCAAGGGGGCATTAGCGTAGGGGATAGGCTGCGTGTCAACACAGCTTTCCTACAATTGAGGGCTGATGTTACAAACATTGTGTATCGTGTTTTAAATACTGGTATTTCAAGTATGGGGGCTGGCGGTACTGCGACGGTTTTGACACCCGCTAACTTTCGATTGGTGCTAACTGCAGAACTGTAACATGAAGGAAAACAAATGATCGACATAGATAAAATCGCTTCTCACGCAGAAGCAATACTGTCTGAAATTAAAGGCAGCACGGTTCCCCCGGCAGAAGAACCGCCTGTGGTGACGGTTCCCCCGGCAGAAGAACCGCCTGTGGTGACGGTTCCCCCGGTTACTGCGCCTCCAGTCGTTGGCGGTGCAGTTGCTAAATCTGTTTCAGATATTCTGAACATGACTAAGCCGGGGGCTATCGTCTATGTACGCAAGGGTAATTTCGGTTCTCTTGTTTTCAATGGGATTTCCGCTGCTGGAGCAACCATCATTCCAGAAGACCCGTCAGACCCAGCTAATTTTAGTGATGTGTCTGTCTTGAAATCTTTTGGTTTTTGTCTTTCAGGGTTTTCTGTAGTCCCCTCGATTGGGGCGAAGATGGCCTCCGTTCAGAAGTATCTTGTAAAGACTGATGCAGCTTCTGCTCATATAATTTTCAAAGACCTCGATATCAAAGCTCGTGATGATGCTGATGATTTCACAAATTGGACCAAAGCGGATTGGACCGCATGGGCTTGGTCTGGCATTCAGTTTTTGGGTAAACAGAACTTAGCCCAAGGCTGTAAAATGACCGGGGTCAATTTCGGATTTTCGACTCTGGCGGATGAAGCCTATGTGGCAGGGAATACAGTTTTTGGATTCACTGGTGACGCCTATCGTATTAATGGGAACAACTGTGTTGTCGTCAAGAACCGAGGAACAGATTCCCACACTGTAAACTCCAATCACTGTGACCTGTTTCAATCCTTCAAAAAGCTCCCCAATGGCACTTATCAGGCGATGGTGGGCAACTTGTACGAGGATAATGTCGGCATCGAATGGACTGTTCGCCGAAACAACCCACTACGTGAAAAACTGCAGGGTTTCGGCATGTATAATGGCCTGATGGATGGCATCATCATGCGGCGCAACCACGTTGAAACAACGTCGTACACAGGTGTTACTATTAATAACGGTAAAAACTGCATTGTTGAAGACAACTACTTTGGCAACGTAGACAAGGTTGTCGCGGATTGTGGTCGCTTCAAAGTTGCTGGCACTGGGAACCAAGTCCATCGGAACCAAGCGCCTAAATTCATCGGCACTTACGACTCCACTAACGTCAAAAAGCCGTTCTAATAACAACATGTCACGGGTCCCCGGCTGAACCGGGGATCATACTCAACGAGGGCAGAAATGGCGGACAGGAACGACATATTTTCATGGATCGGCTCCGAACCGGGTAAAGCCGCTCTAGCAGGTGCATTAGGGGGTATTGTTCGTTGGCTCACCCTTAAACCTTCATGGCGCGAGGGTGCTGGCACTTTGCTGGTAGGGGCTATCTGCGCCGTTTATCTTGGCCCTATCGCTCTTCCGATTATCGAGAGTACAGTTGGTAAAATAGTTCCCGGTGGGGACATGGCGGGGCTTTCATCTTTCTTAGTTGGAATTGGTGGTATTAGTTTGTCTGGTCTTGTTCTCGACATTTTCGAACGTCGCCGCCGCGATCTGAAAGGAGACAACGATGACGATGGCAGAACTTAAACACTCGCTTAAGCGTGAGCTACGTCCTTTACTCATCTTGTTGCTGATGGCTGTGGCGTATGTTTTAGGAAGTGCTGATAGTACGTGTTTTGGGTTCATGCTTTCAATCTGAAAGGGCCATACTGATGTACACTTTGGGGAAGGATAGTTTAGCGGTTCTTGAAGACCGAGTAGACCCTAAACTTGTGGAAGTAGTAAAACACGCCATCACAATAACTGAGCAAGACTTCTGCTTATTGAAAAATGGGGGAGCCAGATCAGCAGAAGAACAAAATAAACTGTTTAAACAGGGCAGCACCCAAAAGGACGGGTACAAAAAGCCTTCAAACCACCAAGTCAAGTCTGATGGTTTCGGGAAAGCCGTAGACTTGGTACCTTGGGGCAATGGGTCTTTCTTTTACGATGATACATGGAAAGCACACTATCCTATTGCTGTCGCCATGTCGAAAGCATCTAGAGCGCTAAACATTCCCATAATGTGGGGCGGGAATTGGTATGAGCGTATGGATCAATACCCAGACACTCTGGAAGGAATTAAAGAGGCCGTGGAACGTTATAAAAAACAACATGCGGGCGTCGACTTCATTGATGCCCCTCACTTCCAATTGGTGTAACATGGGCCTGATACCAAAATCGTGGCTGATAATCGCCCTTATAGTAATGCTGGTGGGGTCCAACGCCATCACGGCGCGATACTTTTACAAAATTGGGTACGGCTTCTCAGAGGCTGTTTGGACTAAAAAAGAACTGGACCGGAACAAAAAAGAAGCAGCAACAAAAGCGGCAGCACAAGAAGCAGCTGCGTTGAAACAAAAAATCGTAATTGCTGGCGTTCAAAAAGCCGCAGAGGACGCGTACAATGAACAACTTGCCCTTGAAACTCGCCTCTCTGCTGCTAACGATGCTGTTGATCGCTTGCGAGAAACCGTCAACGCCGCAAATAGCCGTGCAAATTCCGCCACCGCCTCCGCAATTGATGGGTCCGTTGCCCGGACCCTTCTTGCCGATTGCGCAGGTAAATATAGAGACGTGGCAAAAGAGGCTGATGGACTCAGGGCAATAATACTAGGTCTTAGAAGGTACGCAGAAACTGTCCATTAATTTCTCAAAAAGCAGTTTTACGTATATAAAAGGCGAACTTTGTCGGGGTTATAAGAGCCAAATACCGCCGCCACTACGTTTTCTTTCTTTTCAAGTGCTTTCACAGCATCTGATTCCACTTTGCTGGCCACAAAATCCATATACACATTAGTCCAATCTTGGAAAGCTGCAGTATTTCTCATTTCGATCTGAGTACGATCGTCAAGAGAATAAGTCCTTTCATAAAAAATCATAGTGGTGCATCGATTCCCTTCGACACCAGACAGATCGTGTCCGTACTTACCAGCTGAAATGTTCAGCAGACAAACTCTGCAAGACGAATCAGTGTTGAATTTGATTTTTTCACTCCCCACTTCCTTTTCATTTTTCCTCATCCATTCTGACGACCGAATAATAGCGGGGTTGTATTCTTTTAAAGTTTCCATGAGAACGTCACCCGATTTGCTGTAGTGATAAGGGACAATCACTTTTCCGGGAATTTCATCCTCCAACATCTCCATTAGTTTTTTCATTTTCGGCGTCTTAATGGGGTCTTCTAGTTCTTCTATTTTGTCGTTTTCGAGATACAGGAACCCCGAAGAAATTTGTTGTAGTTTCATAATCTTAGAAATTACTTGGTCAACAGTTACCTCAACACCACTATCGAGCATGGTAATAAAGTCTCTATCGATATCTTGATAGTGTTTCTTTTGTTTTGGTGTCAATTCCAGATTTACTTGATAAAATTCTGGGTGAGTCGGTTTCCCCCAATCTTTACGTTTAGCCACAAAACTGCTTTTTTCGATCAGTTTTTTAAGCTCTTCCTCGTTTTTAGCCCCCACTACTTTTTTGGCCTTGAAGCCACCCATTTTACAGAATCGATTCCTGAAAGAATAAAAATTAACCCCACTCTGTTCTGACACGAAACGGAATTGGGTATACAAATCTTGAGGCCCCTGCGTCATAGGCAGACCGGAAAGATTACGTGTCACTCCCGCTTCTTTAGTAAGCGCCAGAGCCATTTTTGTGGTAATGGACTGAGGGTTTTTGATCTTAATAGACTCGTCAGCCCCTATATAAGTAAAACTGTCCACCCAGTCATTCAAAAACTCTTGCGTTTGTGAGTACTGTAACGCTTCGTAATTAATAGCGATCCCGAAAAAACCCTTACTTTCTTTTGCGAATTTTACTGCCTCTTTGTATTTCGATGTTTCATATGCCATGAAAGGGATAGTAAGCCCAAACTTAGGCACTTCTCTGGCCCAGTCTTCTTTGTACGAATTTGGGCTAAACACTATGAACCTCTTAATCCCATAGTCCCTTTCAAATAGGGAATATTCATTAAGGAGGGTGGGGGTCTTCCCTAGGCGCATTTCGAGGTAGTGGCTCCACCCTTTTGCGGGTTTGTTCTCCCGGAACCGCACTGGTATTTTTTCTTCTTTCAGGGAATTGCGGGTTTTATACCCGTAGTAGGACCGGGCTATGGCTTCGATTTGAACCTCACGTGGCTCACAGTCAATCAGCCATGGGACTGATGGGAAATCTTCCATTATTCAAGTCCCGGATGGTGTTTGTTGTTTGTACCATTAACTTCACACAGCGTAAATTTAACAATGTCGGAAGTTAGAGGTTTTTTCGTATCTATGTATTCAAACAATAACCACGCTTCGTGGAACTTAGAATACACATCTTCCCAGATAGGCGCTACCCAATGAAGTCCCCCAAAGTTTCTTTCTTCTTGTAAGAAAGCAAGTGCCTCCAATAGATCAGCACATTTTAGTATCACTTCTTTCTGGCTGAATGGCTCCGGTCTAGTCTTACGTGGAGACGGAATATCGCCCTCCGCTGCTTCTTTTTCATCGTGGTCAAGGGCGTCCTCCAAAACCTCCAGTACGAATTTCCCGTCCCCTCCGGACGCATGGCGGGCCAGTAGCCAGCGGCATAGCTGCGCCACATGAAACGTGTGCTCTGCAACGTTTTGTTTATGCAATGTGGGTACTACCACCCATCTAGGTACGAAAGAAAGCCTGCGGGACCAACGCAGCATTCTATTTACATCAGTTCTCATAGTCTTCCCCTTTTTCTAGTAGCGTTTGTACGTTAGGTGGTATCCACATGGACGGAACCCATTGTGGGGCTTCTTTACGATAGCGCACCTGTGGTATCTCCCAATACAGCCAGACATGGAAGAACATCTTAGGCGCTTTTCGTACCACTTTACCCATTTTAAAGGGGATACGGTCCGAAAAATATGCTATCTTTGAGGGGGGACACACGCTGTATAAATTCCTGTATCTGCTTTGCCCCTCCAAAGCTTGGACCCTTACCAACACTGCGAAAGCCGAATTAGCCCGTTCCAAGCCTTGAACAATGAATTCATTTAGCAGAGTGTAAGGAGGGTTAGTAATAATAACATCAGCTTTGTCCGTAGATTTCAGGAAGTCTAGGCCCTCTACCCCATGTTCTTCTGATGGTACTATGTCGGTCCCCCGGACGCTCAGGTGGTCATACTCTGCCATCACCCGGCACATATGCCCATGCCCCGCAGCCGGGTCCCACGCGGTCAGTAGCGGGGCAGCGGCGGCTAAGTCGGGCGCTACATAGTGGTATAGCGCCCGTGTGGCAAAAGGTGGAGTAGGGGCGAAGTCTTTCGTATCATCAAAATCAGAATGTCTCGCCACCATATCTCTAATCGTCATGTTGGAAACGACCCTCCGTCTTTTACCCCACTCATTTGACGTCTAAAGGCATCTTCTGCTGACATTGTTCTTTCCAACGCAAACACTGATTTCTGCTTTTTTCTTTGCTCATCAAAATCCTTGCGGGTCATATGCCAAATGGCCATGGACGTAAGGAATGCAAAGTTGGCGACGTCACAAGCCTCCAGAGGGGCATCAAACTGCCCCTCTTCACGAATGGCTTTTTCAAGCTCGTCCGTTTCCGACCTAATCGCTTTCACAAGCGAATCGACGTCGAGGATTTTCGAAGTCCCCTTATGCCTATTCACGTGTAGTTTCCGGACCATCGTGGAGAAGAAATACTCCAGATCGGCGCGGAAGGGTTCCAATTCTTCGGGGAGAGGAACCCTAAGGTCATTTGCTACGTTCACCATGGTCCTGCCTCATACAGTTTGACGTCTTCGATTTTAGGGCCAAAACCAAGCAGTACGGCTTTTGGCGCTCGATTCATCACGGACCAATAGTCCCTAATGATATTGTTCAACACAAATCCTTCTAGCTCATCAGGCCGTAAGTAGTTACAGAAATTCAAGAAGATATAGTCCGGTCTGTTAGCAGTTAATGCTTCCTTATATTGCTGACGCGACCATGTAAATACCCTCCGCACTTTGTTAGTGACGGTGGTGTATTCTGGCTCTTGGCCAAGGTCACCCCATGTTATTTCCCTCTGATCTTCATAACATGGACCTGAGTTACCAGCAACCCGAATCGGGAAAGTGCGGACAACCATCATGGCTTGACGGAAAAATTCTGGGTGAATGCCTGCATCCGACATTGCAGCCCCCACCGTACATTCACGGGAAGTGCAGTAAGGATAAAACCTCTGGTTTAAACCGAGACTAAACCCTTGTGACACTTCAATGAAAACTTTATCGGATGGCAGGATATTAACCCTACCGATCAAGAGGTCGTAACCAGCCCGTTGCCCTATTGTGGCTTTTTCCGCGCGCATGATTTTGTTAGCAAGTGCCGCTCCGGTCCCTTTACCAGTAGAACCGATTCTGCTGACCATTTCGGCCTCATCCCCCTTGGTCGCATCATCCGCTACTGCTGCAAGAGGGTGGACCCACAAATCAAATCCTCCTGAGGAGTACTGTTCTTGCTCAGCTTCAAGGACTTTGATGTCAATAATAGCCCCGGCATTTATCTGCGTATGTACACTACGCCCATATTTACTGGCGATCACTGAGAAAGTGGGCAACTGCCTCAAGACGATTTTTTCGTCACCATAATACGACGTATGACCGGAGTTGGGACCAGCGTTGGTGGACACGACATTAAACTTGTTGTGGAAGAGGCTAGCAAGAAGGGACGCAGCTAATCCTTTGCCCGTCGACCCAAACTGTCCATCCACAAGAACATAGGCCCCCGGTGCGCCACCAAACCCTGCGTTATTTAGGGCTGTATTTATTTTCATTATCTCCATCATAGTTCCCCTTTCAGAACTTTATTTGTAATTTTTGCGTACCCCTCGATGTCTACCCAACTATCTTCAAACGTGGGGTCTCCATTACAAATTCTACCAATCTTATGTGCAATCATATCCAAACCCTCAAGGATTGCATGTTGTTTGACAGTAGGCAAACTCATGAAACTATTGTTCATCATAAGTCTGTACCTGATTTCTTTCTTTAACGCTTGAGAACAATCAGCATGTCCACTAAATGGGCCATAATTTCCTCCGCGTTCTTCCAGCACTTTCTCTATATCAGCCATTTTTTGCTCCTATTATTGCTTCTTCTATCAGACCTCGGACGTAGTATCCTTTACCCGGTTCGTAAGGCACTGATTCTTCTTCGTTGTAGTGCATCAAGTCGGCCAGTGGGTCAAATAACAGCAGACGGGACTTAAGCGCCAAAGTCTCGCAAGCCACAATGGCAACAAACACGTCGCATCCGGCTTCCATGTATTTTTTGGCCTCATCCCTTTGTTTAGGTTCCAACGGATTTTTGATTATACGTTTCATTGGACCAAATTCTGGGCGATGTTTAACCTCCAACAGATGTCCTCCAACACCGGGCAGAGAACAAATCAAATCTGGCATACCCTTTTGCCATTCTGAGGCCCACTTTCTAGCCCTACCCCCACATTTCTCATAGCTATCGATTATGTGGTTTTGAAATTTTAGTTCTGTTTGGCGAAGGGTCAAAGCGGTATATCCTCTGATGTTGGAAAGTTGCCATAGAGTATACCTTGAAACAACACAATTCTATGATTTTTATCCATCAGATTCAGTTCTTTACATATTGCCGTCGCTAAAAGGTGCTTTTGTTTAAACTCCAAACTAGTAGTTAGTATTAAATTCATATTTAAATCAGAACGCCAACTCATGAAATTCTGTGCAGCATCCTTGTAGTGTTCGGAACCCTCCCAGTAAAACCCTAATTCAATCATGTGAGACATATCCTCAGAGCTAATTGTATGAGGTATGTACACAAGAAAATCCCAATCGCTCCCCTCAGGGACAGGGTTACAAGTATGCCTTGAACCGCACAAAGTTACTTGCCATTTAAATCTGTGTACTAGGACATCTATGACGTTTTGTATCTCTGAGGGGTACCGGGTCATGTCTTCGCAATCTCCTCGATTTCTTTTTGAGCGTAGTGGGTGAACTCAAGTATGTTACGCTTTTTCACCAACCAGTCATTCACCTTGACGATTACGGTCATATCCCCGTCTTCCTCAATTTGAACTTGAGACGTAGGAAACCAAACACCACCCTCCCAGTATACAGACTGAAATTCCACCGCTTTACCCGTGTTCCTGAGGATATGGCCCTCAAAAGTAGCAACCCCCATATTACGACTCCTTACCGAAAGTAGCCTCACACCAGTCACCACCTTCGGTTCCTTCTAGAACGAAAGGGACGGACAAGTTGAACGGCTCTATTTGGACCCGTTCCATTTGAGCCACAATTTCGTTAAACAATTTGCGCGCCTCTGGAGTGTCTTGGAATTGACCGTTGTAGCTGTCATGAACAGTCATGAGGACTTGAACGATATCCCCATTTTCCTCACACGCCCGATCGGCCTCTAATAGCTTGTACTTTACTATGTCGGCGTTTGAGCCTTGGATGATCTTAGACGTCCCCCGGTAGGCGAATCTACGTTCCTCAAGCCTGCATCTGCGACCAAGAAGTGTAAATACATAACCTCTATTCAGGAGTCGTGCCTTGGCATTGTCTTGGAATTTTTTAACACCGGGGAAAATGTTGAACCATGCGTTCCATTTCGCAGTGGCCTCAGGCAGTGACCAACCCATGTGATCTGCGAAAGATTTCGTCTGCATGCCCGTAAAAATGCCCATGTTCATCCGCTTGGCTGTCGGGTCCCTCTCAACCCCTAGCAATTCGGCAACAGTTGAGTGAGCATCTACAAAAGGCTCAGCATTGTATCCATTGATGAGGTTCGCATCTTGAGAGTAGTGGGCAAAAAGCCTAGGTTCACACTGGCTAAAATCACGTTCCCAAAATATGTAGCCGGGGTCTGCCACAAAAAGGCGACGGAATGGCTTGGCTACGGCTTTAATTCTCTTAGGTACTTGCTGTAAGTTGGGGTCATTGCAAGAGAATCGTCCTGAAATCGTTCCCTTGTCGTCTGATTTCAACTGATTCAACGTGGCGTGTACTCGCCCCTTAAACATATGACGCTCAGACAAGGGGTTCACAAATGACGCAATCAAATTGGAGTGTTGCCGTATTTGAATAATTTTCTTGCCTACGTCGCTCTTTTTGAGCCATTTTTCTGTAAAAGAGGGATTCCCTTTCTCGGTGGTAGGCCAGTCTTTAAGACCTGCTTCCTCCATTACTTTTCGTACCATGACCGGAGAGCGGGTGTTAAATCCGGGGAAGAAGGACCCAAGCAAGTTTTCGATTTCGGCTTCTGTTGCCAAACGCAACTGGTCAATCCTGTTGGGGTCTACCGCTATCCCTTTCCGCTCCATCCGAAAAATTGTCCATATCAGGTCGCTTTCAAGCTCAGATATAGTGGTAAGCTCTTCTTCTTGTATTTGCCTCATTTGGTCTTTGTACAGTTCGTACGTTGAAACGCCGTCGCCTGTAGCATAGTCCACGACTAACGGGTCATTGCCAGCAGTACGCCAGAAATGTTGCATGACAGAACGCTCGGCAGGTCCCCCGAAAGCTAACGACATCTGCTTGTAAAGATCATCCCCTTTTTTGGCCGTTACCCCGTGGCGTTCTGCGCTGCTCTCCAGACTGAACGACCTAGCATATTCGTTGAGCATCGCCTCGTGATCCTGTGTACAGGCCATTCTGCGCCCTAAATATACCCCTACATTGGCTGACATATGACAATCAAATTTTATGTGGTGGCCAATTACACGGCCTACGTTGGGACGGACTCGATTCCGTTCGTCAAATGCCTTAGCTAGCTCCGTTTCCCACGGATGCGGCGCGTATGCGTCAGTGGGCGACTGGAGGGGCCGACCCCCCATGATGTTTCCCCCACCGCCATGTCGGATTGGCACGTATACCACGTCTTCTGGTTTTATCACTTCGCCTTCTGGCGCTCCGACCACAAAGCCAATGGGCGCATTTACCTTCCAATCAAGCCCGGACGTCTCTGTGTCGTAACTGATGTCTTTTGCCTCTCGCACCATCCGCAGTGCTTTTTCAGCATTTTCAGCGATGTCCATTCTTAATCCTGTCTACTTTTCTTTGTTGGTTTTCTACGTGGGTCACTGCTTCAATATGATCTGGATTGACACATAGAGAAAAACAACATTTATGATCACGATGATACCCCGGAGGACAATCTTTCTTACCAATTTCGTCATGGGAGAACCTATGTGCTCTGATTGTTTTGCCCTTGTGCCAAAAACTGCCATACCACTTCTTATTACCCTTGCCCCGTGACCTGCCCCCCGTCCAAAACCAGCACCCATTTGGCAAAATGTCCACATAAGACATGAACTTGTCAATGCCCCTTTGGTCACACATGAACCACCACCAATAGTTTAAAATCTTTGACAGAAAAAACATGCCAATTGAAACCTAGTGCAACTCTAGTGTGTGGGTGCACTAAATTAGGGTCGTCAAATTGCGCAAGAAGCGTTCTTTCGCTTATATCGAGGTCATACGTGGCATCAGGTCGTACTAAGGCCCTCTTACCTTTCAACTCGCGTATGTCTCCGACATATTCCGCATGATCGTCCATTCTGTCCCCCTGTGTAGCAGCTCCACGACCCTCCCCTTACAAAGGGCCGTGGAACCTATCCGACGATTAGAACTTACCCTCGCCGGAGTCTTCGGTCCTACCAGAGGAAGCACCATCATTGGTGTCGGCTTCATCAGCGATCTTAATGTTAGCCAACGCCCCCTTGTGCGTCATTGCAAGATTGAACAATGACTCATCC